TTGACCTTTGTTTGGATGCTAACCGGCATCAAGAAGCCCTTATGTGCTGCATTCAGCCTCGAATGTGCGTCCTCACATATGAATTCTACTCTTTTAGTTAACTAAATCCTCCTCCGTATTTAATAACTTAGAGAATGTAGCACATAAGTGGTTTCTTGATACCGGTTAGTATGTACTAACCCTCGGAAAGGGGGTGAACACTATCGTACAACTATTCACAGATTTTGGGTATTTTCTAGGACACCTATTAAGTCCAGGCACTTTTGCTATCGCAACAGCTGTAGGCGGGATGTTATGGAGAGTTATTGTCATTCTTAGAAATCAAGCAGAAGCTAGAGACGCTAGATTACTCAAAGTAATCACTGATGGTCAACAACGTTCAGTGAATGCTAGAGAAAATCAGTCGCTACAGATAAACAAAAGGCTAGATATAATTGTTGAGGACCAAGCAAATCACTATCGAGATTTACAGATGGAGATTCTTCGACTTCAACTACTCGATGGCATGGACGCTAAGCGTTTATCTGAAAGTGAAGTAATGATCTTCTACGACAAGTATCACGCAATGGGTGGTAACTCTTTTGTTACAGCCCAAGTGCATGAGTACCTGGAAGAACTGAAGAAGGAGGAAAACTGATGCAAAATTTATTGGACACGATCACAGTTGTTATCGCTTTATCGCCAATCATCATTCAAGCAGCTCGACTAATGGGTATTCAAACTCACAACAAGAAACTAGTCATGCTTTCCGATCGTGCGGGTATTATTGTTCACGCGGTTGAACAACTTAATTGGCCAGGCGATCAAAAGAAAGATGTTGCTTTAGCTAAGCTAGTCGAGTACGCTGCAGAAGCGCACATTTCAATAACAGAAAACCAAGCTTCAGACTACATCGAAGGCGCTGTGCGATTGCTTAAGATGGCTGGCGGCGAAGTCAAAGCAAACAATACCAAGTAGAAAGGATGGCCACGATGAAAGACGTATCCATCATTGACGACGACTTCATGGAAGGCGAGATTGTAACTAGAGTCGCCGAAAGTCCAGCCGCTCGTGAAAAGCAATTAGAAAACTTAGCTATTAATTTAGCCGAGAAGCAACTGAAAGATGGCACGGCTTCACCGTCGGTCATCACCCACTTTTTAAAGCTAGCATCCACGCGTGATGAGATTGAGCGTGACGTAATGCGAAGTCAAGCCATCTTAGTGCGAGCTAAAGCTGAACAGATCCAAGTCAATCAACAAGCGCAAGACTCTGCCCAGAAAGCCATGGAAGCCATGAAGCAATACTCAGGAACTAACGCAGATGATCACTTATAGTGACCTGGTTCGGTTACCAACATTTGAGGATAGGGTAAAAGCTTGCAGTCTAGTCGACATTCCGTACGAGTCTCCGGCTCCGGGAAACAAGTTTTACAAGAGTCGAGTTTGGCGTTTGTTTAGAGAAGAGATAAAGCGCCGAGACTTAGGATGCGACCTAGCTCTTTGGCCTGACTTTGTTGGCGGAGCTATGTACGTTCATCATCTCGACCCGTTGCTTCAAAATGACTTGGATTTGATGAGTCCCAAATGTTTGGATCCAGAGAATGTAATTGTAGTATCACTTCGAACGCACAACTTGATTCACTACGGCGGTGAGAATCGTCAAGCGGTTGTCGAGAGAAAACCAGGCGACACTAAACTATGGTAAGGAGAACAACATGGAAGCTAAATCTATTAACGTTTTTGATTCAGTTCGAGACTCTTTAGGCATCGGTGTAGATGACGATTCGTTTGGAACCGAAATCCTGATGGACATCAACTCTGCCGTTCTTACTGTAGTCCAAGTTGCCAACATCAACGCAATTCCAGTTACCTCGGAAACTACGTGGGATGATTTGCAACTCTCAAATGAACAAGAAGGCAACACTCAGTTCGGTTTAGTCATTCAGTACGTTTATGTTAAAGTAAAGCTGCTGTTTGACCCTCCGACGTCTTCATCGACTCAGCAACTTCTTTCTTCAACTGCTGACGAAATGCTTTGGAGGATTCAAGCAGCATACTCCAAACCGAAAGAGGGTGTTACAAATGAACAAAGAAACATTAGTCGGAATTGACTACCTTTCAGAAGCTCTTGAGCATCACGGAACAAAGGGAATGCGTTGGGGAGTTCGAAACCGGGTCTCTGGTGGAAGGTCTTCTCGACGAGAGGCTAAAGAGTTAAAGAAATCCGACAAAGCAACATCTGACAAGTGGAAACAGACGTATAAGAACCGAGGAAACATGTCTGATAAAGAATTACAGGCGGCAGTTAATCGACTGAATTTAGAACAACGTCTTGGACAAATGTCTGGATCCATTCCACAGTCACAAAAGAATAGTGGTGAGAGCTATATGAAGAAGATGGGTCAACAGCAAGTTGTCAACGCTACAAATCAAGTAACTTCGGAATTAGTTCGGCAAGGTATCAAAGTTGCTGGAACAGCTCTCGCAAATCGTTAAAGGAGATGAGTTGATTGGTATTATCTAACACTGCTGTGCCCGAAGAATACGCTCTATTTAGAGATAGGGTGCTACGTGGAGAAGAACCAGTCAATGAGTATGTCTCTTTACAGATGAATCGCATCGATGCTCGTATTGAAGACCCTGCCTATTTTTACGACAGTGACTCAATTGCTGGGTTCGTTGAATTCTGTGAAACCGAAATGACGTTAGTTGATGGCTCTGCTGTTAAACTTTTACCAACGTTTAAACTATGGGCAGAAGACGCATTAGCGTGGTTTTTCTTTCCACTTGTAAAAGTTTATAACCAGAGAACTCATATGTACGAGATGCGCGAAGTTAAACGTCGAGTAACTAATAAACAATTCCTTATTGTTGGTCGTGGCGGAGCTAAGTCTATGTACGCGGCGTATATGCAGGCATACTTCTTGACTTTCGATACGTCAACGACTAAACAAATAGTTACTGCACCAACAATGCTTCAAGCTGAAGAAACTGTTGGGCCAATTAGGACCGCCATAGCTATATCTAAAGGTCCACTGTTCAATTTCTTAACTGACGGTGATATTAAGTCAAACACTTGGTCGAAGATACGATTGGCGTCAACAAAAAAAGGTATACAGAATTTTATGACTAATTCGATCATCGAAACTAGACCGATGTCCATCGATAAGCTGCAAGGTCTTAGAAGTAAGATAAACACTGTAGATGAATGGTTATCTGGTAAAGTTAAAGAAGATGTTATTGGAGCATTAGAGCAAGGCGCATCAAAGATTGACGATTATTACATCTTAGCCACATCGTCCGAAGGTACCGCTCGTAACGGTGTCGGTGATACTATTAAGATGGAACTCATTGATATTTTAAGAGGTGACTACTATGCTCCAAACGTATCGATTTGGTATTACTGTTTAGATGATGTGTCTGAAGTTGGTGATCCAGAGATGTGGCGAAAAGCTAATCCTAATCTAGGTGCAACTGTATCATACGAATCGTACCAGAACGAAGTAGATCGAGCAGAAGCTCAACCTGCCGTTAGAAATGATATGCTCGCTAAAAGATTTGGTATACCAGTGGAAGGTTTCACGTATTTCTTTAAATACGAACAAACCATACCACATCCAAAGAAGAACTTTGATGGATTACCTTGCTCGATGGGCTGTGATTTGTCTCAAGGTGACGATTTCTGTGCATTCACATTTTTATTTCCACTAGCTGATGGTGGGTTCGGTGTTAAGACTCGGTCTTACGTTTCAGAATCTAAGCTAGATAAAATTCCAGCGGCTATGCTTCAAAAGTATGACGAGTTCAAGAAGGAAGGGACTCTAGTTGTTATGCCTGGGTCGATATTGAACATGATTGATGTTGAGGATGATCTTCTATCCTTTATAAGAGACCATGAGTATGAAGTATTGACTATTGGGTATGATCCGTACAATGCAAGACAGTTTGTTGAGAAGTGGGAACAGTATTATGGTTCATTTGGCACTGAGAAAGTTATTCAAGGTGCTAGAACCGAGTCAGTTCCTATGGGAGATCTTCAAAACTTAGCCCAAGCCAGACAACTATTGTTTGATGAAGAACTAATGATGTTCGCAATGGGTAATGCAGTAGCTATCCAAGATAACAACGGCAACTACAAGCTATCGAAACTACGGTCTGATGAAAAAATTGATAACGTAGCAGCGTTAATAGATGCTTGGGTTGCCTACACTAGAAACCAGGAGGCATTCTTATAATGAAGATGCGAGACCGTATCCAACACGCTTGGAATGCATTCAACTCCGACACGCAACAGCACCAAGGAATGGGTGGCGCTAATTTTACATCATACCGCCCAAATTCTAGAAGAACCCGGTTGTTAACTAGATCTACTATAGCTGACACTGTGTTTAATAGAATCGCATTAGACGCCGCGATGGTTAATATTAAGCATGTTAAAATTGCAAGTGATGGTGGCCAAACTCCATATCCATCAGAACTTCAGAAATGCTTGTCGGTGGAA